GATGGATGACACCGAGCTGCAGGGCATTGTCTCTGGCGAGCTGGAGGACGCTGTCAGTTACATCGACTCTGATGTCTCCCCCATCCGCGCCAAGGGTACTGAATACTACCGAGGCGATCCCTTTGGGAACGAGGAAGATGGGCGCAGCCAGGTCGTGGCGATGGAGGTGCGCGACACTGTCAGCGCCATGCTGCCAAGCCTGATGAAAGTCTTTTTCAGCACAGAGAATGTGGTGGAGTATGTACCGCGTGGACCCGAAGATGTGGCTGGCGCACAGCAGGCGACTGACTACGCCAACTACATATTCAGCGCCGACAACAATGGTTTTATGACCACCTATGCGATTTTTAAAGACTCGCTGGTGCGTAAGTGTGGCATCGCAAAATACTATTGGGAAGATGTCGAAGAGGTAAAGATTGAGCAATATTCGGGTTTGGATGACCAGACTATCCAAATCCTGATGCAAGAGGATGCCGAGGTCAAGATTGTGGTCAGCTATCCTGATCCATCTATTCCTATGCAGCCACCACAGGTCGATCCCATGACTGGCCTGCCAATGCAGATGCCGCAACCCATGTTGCATGACGTTCAGATCAAGCGTAATACCAAAGATGGCCGTATCCGCATCATGGCCGTACCTCCCGAAGAGCTGTTGTTAGATCGCAGGGCGAGATCGTTTGACGATGCTGGCATCATTGCCCACCGACAGATGGCGACAGTCTCTGACCTGATCGGCATGGGCTATGACCAGGAAGAGATTGAAGAGAACATCAGCAGCACCGACCTAGACAGCAATGACGAGTATTTGGCGCGTCAGCCACTGAGCACCACCATGGGCGCTGCTGACAGTCTAAACCCAATGCAGCGCAGAGTTTTGTACATTGAAGCGTATATGCGGGTTGACTTTGATGGTGACGGCATACCCGAATTGCGGAAAATCTGTTGCATGGGTTCGGGTTACACAATGGTGCGTAACTTACCCGCCAGCTATATTCCATTTGTGGACTTTCCTTGTGATCCTGAGCCACACACATCGCCACTTGAGGCTATGTCGATCTTTGACATCACGCACGACATCCAAGAGATTAAGTCCGAAATCATGCGAAATACGCTTGATTCGTTGGCTCAGTCAATCCACCCGCGTACAGCGGTGGTTGAGGGTCAGGTCAATATCGATGACGTTTTAAATAATGAAACTGGCGCCATTATTAGGATGCGTGCGCCTGGCATGGTGCAGCCGTTTAGTACGCCATTTGTTGGACAACCCGCGTTTGCCATGATGGACTACATGGACCAGATGCGTGAAGATCGCACCGGCATGAGCAAGGCCGCAATGGGTTTAGACCCCGATGCGTTGCAGTCAACCACCAAGGCGGCGGTGGCCGCCACTGTCAGCGCCAGCCAGTCAAGACTTGAACTGCAAGCTCGCATATTGGCCGAGGGTATGAAGAAGCTGTTTAAGGGCATCTTGTATTTGATGACCACCCACCAAGACAAGCCCCGAATGGTGCGTTTGCGTAACGAGTGGGTACAGATCGACCCTCGCGTTTGGGATGCCAGCATGGATGTCAATGTGAACATTGGCCTCGGTAATGGCGACACCAATGAGAAATTGGCGGCTTTGAACATCATTATGCAAAAGCAAGAGCAGATCATGGGGCAGTTTGGACCAATGAATCAGATCGCGTCATTGCCGATGTACATCAAGACACTGCAAAAAGCCATTGAGTTGTCTGGCTACAAGGACGCATCCAGCTACTTCAATACTTTGCCTGCTGATTTTCAGATGCCTCAAGAGCCTGCCAAACCAACCCCCGAAGAGGTGCTGGCGCAAGTGCAGGCACAGTCTATCCAAGCCGACATTCAGAAGAAAGCTGCCGAGCTGGAGTTGAAGCGCGAGCAGATGCTCAGAGATGATGATTACCGAAGAGATCAACTGGCGCAGGACTTACTGCTCAAGAAGTACGAATTGGAGTTAAAGTACGGCACACAAATTAGCACTGCCGAGATTGACGCTCGACAGGCTATGGACAGAGAGGCAATGCAACAGCAGACGGCTCTTGTGCAGCAGGCGGTTCAAGCCGCCAACCAAGTACAGGCGCCGCCAGTGGAGCAGTTGCCATCCATCAACCTTAACGGAATGGTTCAATGAACGAAGAACAGGTAAAAAAAGGTCGTAGGTCCGAGCAGTTTATGCAGGACGAGGTATTTTCAACGGCCTTGGAAAAGATGCGTGGAGATTTGCATTGGGAGTTTGAGAACAGCAAACCCGAAGAGGCTGCCAAGCGTGAAATTATTTGGGCGCAGTTGCGTGCCATAGAGAATTTCAGAAATGAAATGGCAAAAATGATCGACAACGGCAAGGTGGCGCAACGCGCCATTGAGCGTGCATCCAAAAATCTTGTTTAAATAGGGAAATAGACCATGCAGACAGTAGCACCAACGCCAGCAGGCAGTGCAGTACAAGGTCCAATGAATTTGGCTGAAGCAGCCAATGCACTTGCAGGAATGCTCCCCGATGAGGGACAAGAGGATTCAAGCGAGGCGCAGTTGCCCGATGAGGGCGCGGCGGTAGATGAGGAGTTATTGGCAGACGCAGACGCGGCTGATAATGAAACAGATACCGAACAATCCGAGTTGAGTGAAGACACCGAGGAGCAAGAACAGCCACAAGTCTTCTCCGTCAAGATTGACGGAAAAGAAGTCGATGTGACGCTGGACGAGCTACAAAAAGGCTATTCAAGGACTCAGGATTACACGCGAAAAACGCAGCAAATTGCCGAGGTGCGAAAGCAGACCGAGGGTGAGTTGCAGGCAGTTCGCGCCGAGCGTGAGCAGTACGCTCAGTTGTTGAGTGCGTTGGAAGCACAGGTTCAGCAAGTGGCGCAGCCAAACATTGATTGGGATCGTCTTTATCAGGAAGACCCCATTGAATGGGTACGGCAGCGCGAGGTGATGCGAGATAACCAGGACAGGGCGGCGGCTATTCAAAGCGAACAGCAGCGCCTGGCTCAGTTGTCTCAGCAGGAGCAAGCACAGTTCATGCAACAGAAGTTGCAGCAGGAACAAGAGTCTTTATTGGCGGCCATCCCTGATTGGAAAGACGCTAAAAAGGCTCAAGCTGAAAAGGCTTTGCTTGTTGAATTCGGTCAAAAGATTGGATTCTCGCTAGACGAGCTGAAGAATGTGGTGGATCACAGGGCGGTCTTGATGTTGCGTAAAGCGGCACTCTACGATCAGATGATGTCCAAGAGGGGCAACATTAAGCCAGTGGTCAACAACGGCCCTCGACCTGCCAAGCCTGGTGCAGCAGGAAGAATCTCAAATACGACTGAGGCGGTTCGCGCAAAACAGCGTCTTGCAAAAACTGGTCGCATCGATGATGCGGCTGATGCAATTTACAAACTTTTAGGATAGGAAAAATCATGGCTATTGTTAGTAATACATTTCTGACTTACTCTGCAAAGGGTATTCGGGAAGACTTGAGCAATGTGATCACCAACATTGCGCCCGAAGAAACACCTTTCATGTCCAACATTGGCCGCGAAAGCGTGACCAATACTCTGTTTGAATTTCAAACAGATACTTTGGCCGCAGCCGCAGCCAATGCACAGCTTGAGGGTGACGATGTTGCATCTTTTGATGCCGTAGTTGCGACTGTTCGCGTTCAAAACTACTGTCAGATTAGCCGCAAGACTATTGTCTTGTCAGCTACTGAAGAAGTTGTGAACAAGGCAGGCCGCCGTAGCGAACTGGCTTACCAGATCGCAAAGCGTGGCTCTGAGTTGAAGCGTGACCAAGAATTCATCATGTTGTCAAACACTGGTGCAGTTGCTGGTGACTCTACTACTGCGCGTAAGACAGGTTCTTTGACGGCCTTTTTGAAGACCAACATTGACTTTGACACTACCAATGGTGCAAGCCCAACTTACACCACCTTGCCAAGCACTGCGCGTACCGATGGCACTGTTCGCACTTTCACTGAAACCATTCTCAAGAATGTGATTCAAAAGGTGTGGACTGCTGGCGGCACACCCAAAATCTTGATGGTTGGCCCTGTCAACAAGCAGCGCGTGTCAGGTTTCACTGGCATTGCATCTTCACGTTTCAACATTGATGGCGGCGCAAAGCCAGCCACATTGATCGGTGCAGTTGACATTTATGTCTCTGACTTTGGCAATGTGTCTGTGATTGCAAACCGCTTCCAGCGTGAGCGTGATGCGTTTGTGCTTGACCCTGACTACGCCAAGGTGGTTGTGCTGCGCCCTTATCAGCAGATCGATCTGGCTAAATCTGGCGATGCCGATAAAAAAATGCTCATTGTCGAGTACGGATTGAAGGTGTTAGCAGAAAATGCTCACGGCTTGGCCGCTGACTTGGTTACTTCTTAATAGTAAGCAATAGGAGAGGGGGGAGAAATCCCCCCTTTTTTAAATGATTCACAAAAGACTACTTAGCGAAAACAAAGACCAAGGCATATCACGTTACTGGCATGAGAATGCTGAAACTGGCGATGTGACCATTGAGACTGAACAAGATGTAACTGCGGTGGTAGAGGCTAACAAGGCCATCTACAACGCAACCGATGAGAAGGCCAACTGGAGTGGTGAGTGGCACTTGGTGGCATCCATCCCCGAAGCGCTTTATTACAAGATGAAGGCCGAGGGCAAGGTTGATGATCAAGAGTACATGAAAAAATGGCTCAACGATCCAGACAATCAATTCTTTAGAACACGACCTGGGAAAGTATGAAATACATTGCAGTCTGCACACCAGCGCGTGACATGGTTCACACCATGTTTACCTATGATTTAGTCAATATGGTGGCGTATCACACATTGAACACCAATGATGCCGTCAGCTTGAAAATCTCGCAAGGTACTTTGATTGCAAATCAGCGAGCTGAATTGTGCTTAGACGCGATGCATGAAAAATGCACTCATGTGCTTTTTATTGATTCAGATATGCGGTTTCCACAGGACATGATTGAGCGTTTGCTCCAGCATGACTTGGACATTGTGGCAACCAACTGCGCCAGGCGCCGTATGCCTACAGGACCAACTGCACAAATTTACAAAGAGAATGGCGAGCGTGAGCTTGTATATACGATGCCCGAATCAACTGGCCTGCAAGAGGTGGGCTCAATTGGTATGGGCGTGATGCTGATCAAGGCCAATGTGTTTGCGGCGTTGTCAGAGCCTTGGTTTGAAACCCCATGGAGACATGACAAGCGCGGCTACATTGGAGAGGATGTTTATTTTTGCCAAAAAGCAGCGGCTACAGGCTTTAAGATATGGATAGATCACGATGTGAGCAAGGAAATAGGCCACATTGGGATGTTTGAATTCAAGCACGATCACACTTGGGTAATGCGTGAAATACAAGAAACTGAAAAGGTTACCTAATGGCACTCACGACTTATGCGGAGCTGAAGACCTCGGTTGGCGACTGGCTAAACCGCACTGATTTGGCGACTGCCATTTCAGACTTTGTCAGCTTGGCCGAGGCTCAAATTGAGCGCCAGTTGCGTACCCGCCAGATGATTGTGCGGGCGAATGCGACATTTGCGGCGGCTGCTGAGTATGGCACTGTGCCGGATGACTTCTTGGAAACCAAGTCCATTAAGCTCAATACCAATCCAATTACCAACCTGTCATTCCAAACCATTGACGCAATGGATCAGTTGTCGAATACGACTTACCTGTCCAGCGGCAAGCCACTGTATTTCAGCATTGTTGGAAATCAGTTTAGATTGTTACCAATTCCTGATGGCGCATATACAGCTCAGTTGGTCTATTACGCAAAGTTGGCTAAGTTATCAAATACAAACACTACCAACTGGCTGTTGACTCAAGCGCCTGATGTTTATTTGTATGGCTCACTCTTACAGGCTGCGCCATACTTGCAAGACGATGCGAGAATACCTGTATGGTCATCGCTGTACCAGGCGGGACTAGATCAGTTGCAGATTGCAGATGATCGGGGTTCTACATCAGGCGGCGCGATCTTGGCAAGAGCAAGGACATTTGGATGATCATTACTACCACCAAGGGCGAGATGGACGACTCATTGCTTGAGAAGCGTGAGGGTTCATTGGAGAACGATACCGAGACAACGAGCTGGGTAGAGTATTGGCTAGATGGTGAGTTGGTGCATCGATCTGTCCACATGGCGCTCAAGCGCGGTGTCTTTGCTGATGGCATCAGTCAACAAATTTAAGGGATAAATCATGGCTAATACGCAAGCAATGTGTACCAGTTTCAAAGGTGAGCTGCTTGTCGGCCACCATAACTTTGGCACTGGCGTTGTCCGAGGCGCCACCACAGCCGACACTTTCAAGGCTGCTCTGTACTTGGCATCTGCCACTGTCAATGCGGCCACTACAGCCTACAGCGCCACAAACGAGGTGAGTGGCACTGGCTACACGGCAGGCGGCGTGACAGTGACATTTGGCACTGCGCCAAGCACCAGTGGCACTACGGCTTTTGTGACCCCTAGCGCCAGCATCAGCTACTCTGCTGTGACCCTATCTACAGCCTTTGACGCGGTCTTGATCTATAACTCGACTCAGTCAAACAAGGCAGTCAGCGTCCACACCTTTGGCAGTCAGACAGTGACTGCTGGAACATTTACGCTGACCATGCCGACAAATGATGCAAGCACCGGCCTGATCAGGCTGGCTTAACTAAGGCAGCGGTATGGCTGCTTATGGTTCTGGCTATTACGGCCTTGGCGTCTATGGCATAGGCAATGTCGTCAT